TACATATGATGGCGTTTGTATAGCAGGTAGCGGTATATATGTAACTACGACTACTGCAGCTGCTGGTGGTTCCAGTCCAGAAGGTATTGATGAAATTAAGTTCAATGCACCAAAATACTATGCCTCTCAAAATCGAGCAGTAACGACAGAAGATTATAAATCCATTATATTAAAAAACTTTGCAGAAGCACAAACGATTTCAGTTTGGGGTGGAGAAGATAATGATCCACCAATTTATGGAAAAACATATATTTGTATTAAACCAAAAGAAGCAGATAAACTTACAGATGTTCAAAAACTGTTTGTTACTGATAATATTTTAAAATCTAAAAATGTTCTTACAGTTATTCCAGAAATTGTGGATCCAAAATTTTTAAATATACAGGTCACTTCTTTTGTTTATTATAATCCAAGAGAAACTACAAAAAGTGCTACTCAAATTGAAACACTAGTAAAAAATTCTATTTTATCTTACAATACTACTGACTTAGAAAAATTTGATTCTATGATGCGCTACTCTAAATTGCTTAGAATTATTGATGAATCAGATCTTTCTATTATTAATAATTTAACTCGTGTAATGATTAATTATCCAGTTGATGTTAAATTTAATATTTCATCAAGATATTCTTTTAATCTAATTAATCCAATTTCTCAAGATGGTGGTGCCCAAGGTGCTGTATTCTCATCAACTGGATTTTATATTCCTACTAGTAATGAAATACATTATCTAGATGATGATTCTAATGGAAATATTCGTTTATACTATCAAAGTGGCACGCAAAAAATTATTGTTAATCCACTTATTGGCACTATTAATTATGGCTTGGGTACTATAGATATTAATAATTTAAATATCTCAAAAACGTATAATTCAGATTTTCGTTTTCAGATTAAACCTGAATCTTATGATATAGTTTCTTCATTTAATAACATTATTAGAATAGATCAAGAATTTTTACAAGTAACTGCTATTGCTGATGACACAATTAATGGAGACACTCAAGCTGGAACTAACTATCAGTTTAATTCTATTAGAACACTTTCATCGGATTCTTAATGAGCCACATTAATACAATAAGAACACCGATAGCGTCGGTAGTTAGAGCACATCTTCCTGAATTTGTCAGAGAAGATTATCCTACCTTTGTTGCATTTGTAGAAGCATACTATGAGTTTTTACAAAATCAAGGGGTTGATCTTACTTCATTTAGGGACATTGATAAAACTCTTGAAAGTTTTATAGCAGAATTTAGAAAAGAATTATCTTATAATCTTCCTAGTATAGTTGAAGATGAACGCTTTTTACTTTCTCGTATTAGAGATCAGTATCTTTCTAAAGGATCTGAAGCATCTTACAAATTACTATTTAAATTATTATATGGAAAAAATGTTCGTATTTTATATCCTGCTGAACAAAGGTTAATTCCTTCTGATGGTAACTGGAATCAAAATACTACAATTTTTGTTAAAGTTTTGTTTGGAGATGTATCTGTAATTGAAGGTAAAACTGTAGAAATCGAACAAGCAGATACTATTTTACGTGTTGGAATTAAAAAGAATGAACGCTTAACAGGTGATATTAATAATATTCAATTTGTGGGTGAAGATCTATATGAATTATTTTTAGATAAAAAAATATACGGTAATATCAATATAGGTGATTTAATTCGTTATAAAGATCTATTCAAGGCAGAAGTTTTAGCAACTACTTCAACAGTTAAGATATACAGTGGTGGCTCTGGATTTCGTGTAGGACAAGTATTCGAATTAAAAAGTGGAACTGGTTTTGGCACTTTAATTAAAGCAACTAAAGTATCTGCGACAGGAGCACTCCGTAACATTCAAGTTATTAAATATGGAATAAACTATCCTTTTGATTTTACAACTTCTATATTGCCTACTAATTCTATAACATCTAAAACTGATGCAGATGTTGATTTGGGTTTATCTACTATAAGAATTAATAATGGATTGAATGATTTTATTGTTGGTTTAGAACCAAAATTAGTCGTCTCAGAAAATGGATTTATTAATAGTGTAGATTATATCACACCAGACTATGTAGATGGAACGTATGCAGGTACCATATTAAAAGAATTTTCTTTTTCTAATGAAGAGACACCTGTTAATTCTTCTCCTGCAGTTATTGATGTTACATTAGGTACATTGGCATTATATCCAGGCTATTTTGAAACAAATAAAGGATTCTTATCAGATTCAATATATATTCAAGACAGTAAATATTATCAAATTTATTCTTATGTTGTTTCTATCGATGAAAGACTATCTTCATATAAGTCTGCAGTAAAAACTTTAATACACCCGACTGGAGTTGCATTATTCGGTGAGTTTGAAATTTCTAATAATTTTGATTTATCTATAGAATTAGAATCTTTAATAAAATCTTTGGGATTGGGTTTTGAAGAACCAGAATTGTTCGTTACAGACGCTAAGATTTTAACATTTTTTAAAGGTTTATCTAGTCCTGAACTTGTATCGACAGATAATATAACAGACAAGCTGTACACTACTCTAAAAACTGATAGTGTAACAGCAAGCGATTCGACAGGTTTCTTAAAGACTTTTTCTACAACCAAGGAGAATAGTGTAACACTTTCAGATTCTGACTTTACTGCTTCATTTGGTTTATTATTAGGAACTTCACAAAATATTGTAGATCAAATACCTACTCTTGAAACAGGACTAAATAGTTTAGTGTCACTACAAACACTAGAAGAAACCAATTTAGTGATGAGACGAAATGATATTGATGTTTTCTTAAATTTACCAATTAACAGTATATCTACTACAGAATTTGGATATGTAGTTCTAGATCCGTATGAAGAAGGTCACTATTTTGAGGAAATATATTTAAATAACAGAGATGCTATTTTTAGCAATTAACAGGAGAAACAATTATGCATAAACTTAAAGAAACTAATTTAAAATTCACAGGTTTAGTAAATGTGAAAAAAATTAATAGTTCTGGAGAAGTAGTCCAGGAAATAGAAGTCCCAAACTTGGTAGTTACAACTGGTAAAAATCATATTGCCAGCAAAATTACTGCAACAACTAATACTCCAGCTTCCATGACACACATGGGCATCGGGACTGGAACTACTGGTGCTCTTTTAGCTAATACTCAGTTAGAAACACAAACAACACGACAAGCCCTAACAGGAAGTACTCCTACGAACAATACTATCACTTACACATGTACATTTAACGCTGGTCTAGGTGATGGTGCAATTACAGAAGCAGGAATTTTCAATGCTTCTACTGCTGGTACTATGCTTTGCCGAACTGTATTTCCCGTTGTAACAAAAGGTGCTGGCGATACAATTGCCATAACTTGGGTTATAACAATTAGTTAATTAGGAGTTTAAATGCCTTCGTCTTTAATAAAGACTATCTTACATAAAACTCTTGCAGAAGGAGTTTTTAATGACATTGTA